GGATCTCAGTCATTTGGTTACCAGTCGACAGAAGATTCTGCCAACGGAGTTTCTTGAAGTAAATCATTTATTTCCCATCATCCCAGTGTGATTCAATCCAGCCAAGGTTCTCGTGTTCTCGACCGATTTGATATGCTGCTTTTAGCCAGATGACCACATCCTGGCCTTTAACGAAACCGTCCTTATATGCCTCAAGATCGGCATAGAACCGCTCACTACGCAGACCGAAGTGTTCGATCTCATTGAACCAGTCTTCAAAGGTCATATCTACTCCACACTTAAAGCTTCACTATACAACGTTCTTAAGAAATTGTCAAGGCGTTTCTTATCTACCGGTGTCTCCCACTGGTCGACTACTTTTGTGAGGATCGTGAGAGTGTCCTCGGCCTCATTGACGATGTCACTATCGTCTTCAAGCTGTAGGTTGAGGTTGTCCTCTACTACCTGAATGTCGAGTGCGCCTGCTCGTTCGAGTCTGTCGATATATGTATCAAACCAGAAAGGATTGTTCTTGTTCTTGACGATTACCTTGACGTAAGATCCTTGAGCGGCTTCAAAATCAAATCCATTAATGTACTCGAAGCTGTCCCACTTGGTGTCGTCATAGAACCACTTTTGGAACATTGTATAGGGGTTTTGGATGAACTGCAGTTCTCGAGTTTCTGTGTCGAATACATGAAAGCCACGTGGATCGTCAAAATCAGACCAAGACATTTCATAGGGTGCGCCGAGATAGTTGATATTGCCGCGCGTGGATTTATGGTGATAATGGCCAGAACACACGACATCAAACTTATCGAAAATGCTAACAGATAGACCATGATCATTTACAGCACCCTTGTACATCTCGAATCCGTTGATCTCGAGATGCCCAAAAAGGACCTGCGCGTGAGTGGTGTCGATAAACTCCATTGACTGGTTGTAGTTTCCGGAACAGATCCAAGGAAGAACCGCAATGTCCAAACCACCAAGATTAACAACAGTAGGCTCATCATAATAGTTTATCTCATACTTTGAGTGATCGTAGAGTTCACGCATGGCATTGACCTCATTTGTGTTCTTAAACGAGGTATCATGGTTACCGATGATTACGTCTAGTCGGATTCCGGAATCACTGCACTTGTTAATGAATGATCGTAGGTGACGTGCCGTGACGAAGTTGATGTACTTTCGACGATCGACAATATCGCCCAGGTGAAAGATATTGCTAATACCATGATCAGCAAGATACGGAAAGAAGAACTCATAATAAAACCTATTGAAGTACTCGGCGAACGCGACTGAGTCGCCGCGGGCACCAAAGTGTGTGTCGGTGATCAAAGCAATTTTCATTTAGACTCTCTTGACTTTCTTGTCATATTCACGAAGACACTTGTCACAAAAATCACGGATGTTCTGTAGGTTCATCATGTAGTTGTGACGGATAGTCATCGAATTCTTTGGGTCGAGCATGTTTTCTCTGTATTGCTCTAGGAGAGGTGGAATATTATTCATCGTCGTCCTCTATAAACTTTTCTACGCCATTCTTCTTCTTTGGCTTCTTTGGAGCAGGTGCAACCTTAGTCTCGAACTTTTCTACGAGTTCACCGAGCTTTTCATTAACATTGATGTAGGCTGCTGCGAAGTGGCTTTGATCTTCGGGAGCCATGTCAACGAGCGTGTTCATGACCATCGAGTTCTCAAAACTCTTGTGCTTTATATATAACTGTTTCTTCTCTTTTTGAATCCTACGTAGGAAAGCGTAGTAAATAATTTGAGTGAAGTAAGCAAATGGATTGGTCGACTTCTCAGGATTGAAGTTGTGAATGTACGTGAGACAATTCTCAATGCCATCACCAATCATCTCGTCTCGATAAGAGTAACCAATGAAGTTTGGTCGAGTTGCTAGTCGCTGGGCAATAAGCATGATACACTTACCGACGTATTCCGGAATTGGCGGGCGTTCTTCATTGAGTCTATTGGCTTCCTGACATGAATTCCAGAACTTCACCATTTCAGTGTAAAACAACTTGTTGTCGATGTAGTGATTCGACTTTTTCTTCTTCGGTACTTCCATAACAAATCCTTAATTTAGCTTAGACTTTTTCGGTCTTACCATGCTTAGCAGTTTCTCATAGCGTTCTTCTTGTTCTCTTAAATCAACAAGAGATTGCTGAATTATGCTGTCGGCCATACTTCTATCAATGTGTTTGATAAGTCGACTATAGTACTCAACCATTGACTTGAGTACGGGATATTCATACATGATGAATCTCTTATCTACTGTTATATAATCAACGCTAGAAAATGTCAATAGATTTGCCATCCTTGAACCAGAAGATCCATGATCGTTGACTGCATCAATCATATAAAACGGGTTGGTGATCTTATACTCAGATCCGTGTTCTTCAACCTCGCCAATAATCTGTTCACCATTTGTAAGCATTACAATCTTAATCATTATTTTAATCCTACGTTGTAGATAGTATAGTCAAACTTCTCATTGTCATAAATCTTTGTGCGCTCGAGGAAGTGTTTGAGCGTAAAGTTCTGATGAGACTTATAAGACAAGTCATCGACGATGTCGTATAGAATTGCCTCTTCTTTGTCCTTATGCATACGAAGCATACGACCAATCGACTGAAGCACCTTGATCTTTGACTTTGAAGGTGAAGCAGCAATCATATGGTGTAGCTTATTAATTGACACACCAGTCGATGTAGTACCAAGAGAAGCTACAAGAGTCGCATTGTGTTCGTCTTCTATCGCTTTTCGAATCTCTTCACGAGTAGTAGCGTTAACACCACCATCAATATAAAACACGTTATGATCATTGTCTCGTGCGATGAGAGCATGGAGTGTTTTGCCATGATCCACAATTCTAAAGAATACAAGTTTATTTCCCTTCAGTGATAACACCAAGTTCTTAATAAAGTTGTTTCTAGCTTCATTAGTCGTTAGAAAGTCAATTTCCTCTTGGTATGATTTACCCTTCACAGCTTTAGACACGTCTTCTTTGTACTTAAGAATGATACACTTGATCTTAAGCTTAGATACGTATCCCTGATCCATCAGTTCTTTTGTCGATACCGCTTGGTATTTCGGGCCAAATAGTCCGATAATTGTATGCTCGTTGAGAAGATTCCCATCGAGCGTACCTGTCGTACCAAACCTGTGTCTGCAGTTCTCGAGACTAGATAAAATTTGTATGAGGCTCGTTGCTTTACACCCGTGGGCTTCGTCACCAAAGACGCATCCAAACTGGGCATACCATTGCTTCGGCATCTTTGTCTTACCGTTGTTGAGCGACTGCCACGTAGTGATAACAATATCAGCATCAATATCATTAGATTTAAGCAAGCCAGCAGTACTAACATGTATAGTACCAGTGTAACCATAATCTCTAAAATCACTTTCCATCTGACCAACTAGGCCAATTGTTGGTACGATAATAAGTCCCTTATGTTCCTGATACCACCGCATGATGATATAGATCATAAGAGACTTGCCTGATGACGTAGGAGAGATGAGAGTCCTACGACCTGTACGAATACACTTAAGAATAGAGTTGAATTGGTAGTCACGAACGGCGTACTTTTCAGGTATGCCAAGTCCGGCTATGAACGTTTTTAACTCGTGTTCTGAGACGTTATCATATAACAGCTCGTCATCAAATGAGAAAGTGTAGTCACGGGCGTCACAGAACTTCTTAATCTCTTGTGCTAGGCCGGCATAGACAATACCGGTGAGTCGATTCACCAGTCGAATCTTACCATCCCACATGCGAGCACGATACTTAGGATGGAACTTATAGTTCTCTGCAAAATACGTAAAGTGATCCGACAACTCCATAATCGTTGACGGATCGGCAACTACTTTAACGTGTACTCGATTGAGATACTTCAGGTGTACATGCATTAGATACCAACTTTGAACTTCTCCCACTCAATAGCAGCTTTGATATTGAACCCACGATTTGTGAGAGACTTAATGATTGACTCAAGAAGCTCGATTTTTTCAAGTTGAATTCCAATCTTGAGTGTAAGATTGATCACTTCCTGATCGGCCTCTATATAGTTATTCACATCAGAACGAAGGATCTTACCTTGAGGCGGCAGTTGCCAACCCTTGGCATGAGTTTCCTCCGTCGGTCCCATAGTCAAGAACTCATGCTTAGCGAGCTTCAGTTGCTTCAACTCGGCCTCATACTTACGAAGTATAAGACGCTCATGAGTAAAGATCTTAAAATATTTGTGATGGAGCTTTGGGATCTTAAGAACTTCTTCACCAAGTTCTGACCGGTCAATGCGCGAGTCGGAGTCCCACTCCGTATAGATGTCTTCGATTTTCATAATCTAAATCTACCACAGTTACGAGTAAATGTCAACCAATAAATTCAATATCGTATCTTAAGTATCTAAACTGCACAGAGCACTCAATGTAGTTGACATCTGTGTCAGTTGTGTTAAAATCAAGATCTCCGATAGCAATTGGAAACGCATCATAGAAAGTAATCTTGACGTTAGGTCTCATAGAACTACTCATGATAAGCATGGTGATATCTGAGTAAACTGTTTCTTTACTTCCAACCTGTGCACCCTGAAGAGCTTTATACTGATCAAAACTTACAGGTGAACCAAGACCAATCATCCAGTTATAGATCTCAAGGTAGTCACTCAAGTCTTCATTGACACGAAATGTCACGTCAAGTGGATTGTAACTTACTTTACTTGCAACTGGAACGTTAAGAAATGGAGTTGGATGATCTGCTTCACTCAATGTAATACCCGGAATACGAGCAGTCTGTACATTATAGTTAAGTGTAGGAGCACGACCAAGCGTGAATTTAAACCCAAGGGGTGATAGAAAATTCTTGTTATCGGGAACAGAGTTAACAGCCATTATTATTCCTTGGGCTTAGTAGCATTATACCACAACTATTTATAATGTCAATAGAAAAAAAGAGAGGGAGCCGAAGCCCCCTCTCCAAGGTTTGGTTGGTTTGTCCCAACTCTTATGATTACATAAGGTTGTTAACAAGAACGCGACGGTAGTACTTGTTGCTGTCTTGCTCAAGTGTTGCATTGGCATCAGCAGCAGTTGTACCCTTAGCGAATGGATTTGGTGCCATTCCGTAGCGAGTCTTAAAGCCAATCTTTGGCTGGAATGAACCAGCATCGACTGCGCGGACCATTTGTAGTGGAACGTATGGGCAGTAGAAGAGACCGGCGTCATAAGGATTCGAACCCTTATAACCGACAACCAGGAAGTTTGTACCAGCATAAGGATCGATATAGACCTTCATGCGACCATTGATAACACCAGCAAATGTGTTGCCAGTATCGTCAACGTTAAGCGAAGAAGTGTTCATCGCAGGAGCGTAATCAAGAACACCAGCCATCTGAAGTGCCGAAGCAACGTCAGACGAGCAGATGATTACGTTACCCTTACCGCGACGGGTTTGCTTCGCGATCTGGTTAGCTTCACGTTCGATTTGGAACAGAAGACCCTTGAACTTTTCAACCATCCAACGACCGTTTGAGTCGGTGTCAAGGTCGAAGATACCAGCAGTTGTGGTACCATCAGCAGCACCCTTTTCAGCGGTGATGATGATCGAGCGAACAACTTCACGGTTGATTTCTGCAAGGATTTCAGCCGAAAGAATATTCGAAAGTTCGGTTTCTGCGTCAAGACCGTGAATTGCCTTCAGGTCCTGTGCAAGTTCGAGAGTGTATTCTGCCTTCAGAGCGCGTGTCTTAGCAGCAACAGTTACCTTCTCGATTGAGAAGCCCATTTCTGGGAAGATGTAAGTGCTGTTAGCACCAAGAAGTTCGCCCGAGCCAACTAGAAGACCCATGGTGTAGTTATAGGTCGAGTTGCCTGCGTTGTTTGACGAACCAGGTGCTGTACCAACGGTGTTAGCACCAACCGATGTTGCACCAGCAGCACCAGTATTAGCAGCATCAACACCAGCGCCTAGACGCGAAGAGTGACCTGTGTTTGCTTCGTTATAGAAAGCTTCTGCAACCGAAGCGTCGGTCGAGTTTGCATACTGCGAACGCATTGCAAAGATAAGACCGGTTGGACCTGTCATTGGCTGAACGCCGCAGACGTCGTATGCGATCAGGTTTGGCATCGAACGACGAACCAGCGAGATAAGTACTGGGTCGAAGTTTGCGACGTTGCCGCCACCAACCGAGTTAACGTGTACGTTTTCACCAAGCAGTTGTTGGTGTCCGCCCTGAGCAGCTGCTTCACGGAGAGCGTTTTCGGTGTTCTCCAGAACAGTTGCCGTAACGTGACGGCGGTGTGAATCCTTAATTGGTTCAAGGTCAGTGTGCTCAAGCACTGGCTGCCACTTGTTTCTTAGTTCCTCAGCTACTAACATTTTATTCTCCCTTTACCTTTCTTTGGTATTTGGTGTTTTTATTTATCTTGTTTTAGTTTTCGAAATTGCTTGAACGTAGTGAGCCATATCACCGTGAATCATTTTAGCTTCAGGTGTATTAACTGCTTCACCAGCTTCTTCAGAGATCACACCGGTTGACGTTTCTTTCTTCTCTGAGAAATACTTGTCCTTGATGATGTCAAGCTTCTTACGATATGTTTCGACGTCAGAATATTCAATGCCTTCTGCAAGTGTACGGAACTTTTCTACCTGAGTAGCTGCAAGGCCTTCACTTACTTCGTCGAATGTTGCTTCCATTGTGGCTTCGTCAATTACAGACTGAAGTTCCATTTGCTTGTTGATTGACTCATCAAGCTTAGCTTCAAGTTCTTCAACCTGAGCCTTAAGTTCGCCAAGAACATCAACCTTTTCTTCAGGAACATTGATGTATGACTCGGCAAATAGGTTATAAAGACCTTCCATGAAGTTCTCAGCAATATCGGCGCGAACTGAAGTTTCAACAGCAAGCTTGTTGTCTTCCATCCACTGCTCAACAACGTAGTCGAGATATTGATCAAGCTTTGAAGAAAGTTCTTCCTTGACTTCTTCAACTGCTTCTTCAAGACGACCAGCAAATTCTTCTTCAAGGCGTGCTTCTTCAAGAGTTACACGAGCAGAAACTGCTGCTTCGAAAATTGTAGCAAACTTTTCTTTTGCTTCTTCTGTAAGATCTTCACCAGCAAATACTTCAGCTACGTCTTCCTTCACTGCGTTCAGTGTTGGCATTGGCATCTGACCAAGTGCTGGGCCCTTACCAGGAGCAGTTGCAGAAGGAACTGCATCTGGGCTATACTTCTTAATTGAGTCGTTGAAGAAGTGAGAAAGATCTTCACCCTTTAGTTGTGAAAGAAGCTGAGCAAATACACCTAGCATCTCGGCACGAGTTGGGTTTGGCTTCAGTGTTTCCGAGCCAACTGACTCTTCAAGACTTTCATCGCCCTGATCGAGAATTTCATTCTCAACGATTTCAGCGTTATCTTTAACTGACATTTTACACTCCTTGTGAATTTAATCTATTTATTTGATTTAGATTTTTGAAATCTTGTTGAGAAAATTCTCAAAGATTTGGAATTTCTTTTCGTCGAGATTTCTCGATTTGACGGCTTTGTTGATGGTATTTACTGTGTTCTCAAATACCTGTTCTTTCTTGGCAACGAGAAGATCATCTTGCCATACCCACTCTACGCCTTCCATGATACCATTGACAAACGCATCCGGAGCAGATGGGTCTGCTACAATATCAGCAGCGGTAGCGAGATAGAAGTCATCCTGTACTTCGTTAATACCTTCTTTATTTAGCTTGAGCGAACCCATGCCACGTGAAGAAACTCCAAGAGAAACACCAGATTCAATAAGGCCTCTCGCGATGTTACCGAATGGTGTATCCATTAGCTTAGCGCGGCCAATGAAGTTTGTGCCTTCTTGCTTCAGAGAAGTGATCAAGTGAGATACACGATCGAGATTAATTGAAGGACCATCTGGGTGACCGAGTTCACCAAGAGCTCTGCCCTTTTGAATATAAGTCTCGTCGTATCTCTTTACTTCTTTAGCAAGAGTCTCGACAGGATACATACGTCCGTTGCGATTCTTAATCGCGCCCTGGAGGAAAACACCTTCAATATATACGTTCTTCTTCCCGTCTTCACGGGCTTCAGTAACGCATCTTAGGTCTTCTACTACTTCGGTAATTAGCTTCATGACTTTACCTTACGAGTTATTATAATCTGAAGTGAATGTACCAACCTTCTGAACTTCAAGAAGGATGTAACCATTTGCGGTTCCAACAAACTCAACTGTGAGGTTAGCAGTTTGACCTACAGTCAAAGCCATACCAGAACCGGCGTAGTCTTTGTAACCAGTTGAGTCATAGACAGCGACTGGAGTAGTACCACGTTTAATTACAGCGTATCCATTTGGATCAATGCCCCAGAACGCCTGAGCAATATAAGCACCAGCAAGTACTTCGTTGTCTACGGCGAGACAAACCGGTGTTGAGTCTACGTTTGTAGTCGTGCTATTACCAGAAACCTTAATCGTTGTATTGGCAGCAGATACGTGAATAGTAGCTGCAGTATTCTTCTTATTTGATACGAATGTTACAGCCATTACTCACCTCTATTATTAATTGCGAAGTCTAGCATATCTTCAATGCCATCTTCTGTTTCGCATGCCTCAAGAAACTTCTCTTGATTTTCTTCATTGAGCTTTTCAAATACTGCAAGCATCGTGCGCTTGTGAGTTTCGTTGAGATCTCCTAGAAGATCTGCAAGTACTTCTTCCTTGCGAAGCTTTTTAAGAATAGCACCAGCAACTCTACCACCAGCTTCCTTTGAGCCATAACGTTCAGCTGCAGACTTTGCAATCTTAGCAAAGTTCTTACCTGTCTTACCTAGGTCCTTACCGGCGCGGGCTGCTTTGGCTGAGTAACCGGCTTCTTCAATTTCTTGTACTTCTTCGCCGAGCTTCTTGCCACCGCGTTCTGCAGTAAGTTTAGCAGCGATCGCCATTTGCTGACGCTTCTTCTGTGACTTACCCTTAAACTGTGGAGCGTCAGACTTTTGGAAATCCTTAACTACATCTCCCATTGACGCCTTGTTCATGTTGATCTTTTCTTCAATCTCAACTTCTTCTTTAGAAAGCTTGTTGATTGCAGTCTCTAGACCAGCATATCTCTTGTTAGCACGTTGGTTTAGTTTTCTTTCTTGCGCATCTGGCTTAGCGCCGTGCATACGCTGACCCATCTTGGTACCAGAAAGATACTCTGCGCGACTCAGTTGTGTCTTAGCCTTTTGAGCATAAGAACCAAGTGTCTTTTTTGAAAGCTCATCGATCTGCTCAGCTTCTTCACTAGCCATTACTTTAGCTTTTGGCATGCCCCATTGGCCACCATGAGTCTTACGGGCTGCAAGATCACGACCTTTAGAGCGATAGCCAATATCACCTTTTTCATTATCGCCAATTGACTTTGCTTTCATACGATAACGGCGAAGAGTATCTCTTGAAAGTTCGTCAAGGTTTTCAACTTCTTCGGTCTTTAGGCTTTCACCGCGCTTTACGAGTTGCTTACCAGAAGCTTGCGCACCAGCTGCTCTCTTACGAAGAGTCTTGGTGTCCTTCTGATCTTTCGACCAGTCACCACCACCCATCTTCATCTTATCAACGATGGCATTGCCCTGAGCACGAGCCTTCTTACGATAGCTTTGAAGAGTAGCAGTCGACAGTTCATCGATCTGTTCTGCTTCTTCCTTAGCATACTTTCTCATGTCAGCTACGTTATTCGCTCTAGAAAATGCTTGACGACGTTCTTTTGCAGCAGCTAGAGATTTCTTAGTCTGACGCTGAGCTTTAAGTTCCGATTCAAGATCGCTATCGATTTCTTCCTTCATCTTCTTCTTGCGAAGAAGTTTGAAGTCATGGGCGTCAAGCTTACCGTTGTGGTTCTTATCAAGCTTATGCTGATTACCCTTGAGTTCTTCATATACCTTTTCGTCTTCGCCTGGTTCGTAGCCATGACGTTCCTTACGGCGATCAACCTTCTTTACGTTAGTTGCGTTGAAGACGTCATCACCATTCCCATTGCGGTCGGAGTGCTTGGCAACAACGTGTTTATCAACGAACTTCTGTTCGTCGGGATTCTTTACTTTGAGATATCCCTCTAGAAACTGATTAAGCGTCTTCGCCATCGTCTTCCAATCCTTCTAAGTCGTCTTCGTCTAAGTCGAAATCTTCGTCATCCCAGTCGATGTCGTCAAAGTCATCGTCGTCGTCATCAAGAATGTCATCATCATCTTCAGCATCAACGTCGAAGTCTTCATCTTCGAAATCGTCTTCTTCTGGTTCTTCTGATGCGAACATACCCTGAGCAACTGAGACTCTTACGTCATCCATTGAATTGACAATCTTTTGGCCCATGATTTCGTCGAAAGCCGAAGCAAACTTAGTTGGTTGCTGAGCATCCGCAAAATTTAAAAGATCATTAATATCGGCCATAATTTCCTCCGGAATTTTAATTATTTATATTACGCTGGTTTCTTGACCATGTCTGGAACATTAGGCAAAGCTGGTGGCTTTGAAGGTTTTCCAGTGTCAGGCCCAAGTGCGCCGCTTGTGTCTTCAGGCCCAGGAAGCGCCGGTTGCCCATCTGGTCCAATCATTGGTTGTGCGTACTGTGGATTATCTTGTTCTTCAACAATTTGCTTGTCAATCTCTTGCATATCTTCTTCGGTTTGATAAAGAACGTTGCGGCGGATCCACTCATGCGAGTAATACTTGCCAGCGTAGTCATCGATATCACGAAGCATTGAGATGCGATCGCGAAGAATTTCTGTATTTCTTAATTCAGCAAAGTGATTGTCTTGGCTATACTCATACTTGAAGTTAGACTTGAATTCTTTCCAGTCATCACTTGTGATGATGCCCTTGAGAATAAGTTGCTTTTCAAGAATGCGATTGAATAGCTCAGAGAATCTACCACGAATACGAGTAATAAACTTCGCGAACTTTACTTCGTCTCTTGTGATCTCGGTTGCACGACCAAAGTTGTACTGTGCTTCTGGATCAAGGCGAGTGATAGGAACGTTGAGTGATTTATAGAGCTTGCGTTGGAAGTAGATTACGTCATCCATTTGGCCAAGGTTCTGACCACCAGGAAGTGTGGTGATTTCTGTACCGCGCCCACCTTCACGGCGAGGTAGCCAGAAATCTTCAAGCATTGTCATGTGCTTACGGTCGTCACGAATCTCACCGGTCCCGGCATCGTATACTACCTTGTTCTTAAAGCGAGTCATAACATCACGAAGATATTGCTCAGCTTTCATCTTAGGTAGGTTACCAACGTCGATGTAGAAGATACGGCGTTCAGGCGCACGAGAGATACGATAGATGACCAGCGAGTCTTCCATCGCCTTTAACTGATTAAGCGGCTTAATTGCTTTTTGCAGATAGCCAATGATCATATCGCCATTGACATTAAGTAGACCAGATGATACATTAACAATAGAGTCTACAGCAATACGAATACCCTGCATCGATGGGTCGTTATAAGATGTAGGAGTTGCTGGCGCCTTGGTAAAACCCTTCTCACTATAAACATAGAATTCTTCACTTGTCTGTGGAACAATTACGTTCGAGGTTGGTGAAGCTTTTCTTCTCTTCTGTGTCTTGATCTTACGAATCTTACGAGGATCTACATAGCGCAGTTCCTTAATACCTTCACGTGGTTGCTTTTCATCAATGATGACGTGGTAATAAAGTCTACCATCGACATACCACTTACGGAAGATTTCATATGCGTTTTGATTGAATTCTAGAAGCTCGAGAACGTTATCAAATTCTTCTGTAATAAGCTTCTTAATCTTGTCTGGTTGTTCTAAGTCATCGAGGTTGAGAGTAACAACTTCTTTCTTAGGATCCATGACGATAGCTTCGTTGATGATGTCGTCAATCGCCAGTTCAATTTCTGGGTGAAGCGACATCTCACGATATTTGTTGACCAGTTCGGACTCGGTTCGTATGGCACCTTCAAGATCAACATAGGTACCATAGGCACCACCTTCAGCAACGACAAGAGCGCCGTCTTCGTCCTTTTTGGGCGCGAACGACGGCAGCTCTTTTTCTTCGTTCTTTCTCTTAATTTCAAAACCAAATAACTCGGCCATGTGGTCTCCAGTTTATATCACGAAAGTGTAGGTATTAACCTACTACTTATTCACCACCAGCACGACCAGTTGTGCTATTGCCAACGGTCCAGTAGTCGTATTGGAATGTCACCTGGAATGACTCAATTTGGTCAGTTGTCGCCCAGTCAAGATCGATTGGGCTGATGTTGCTTGGGAATAGACCACTGAATTCGTAGGTACGAATCTTTGATCCATCCTTAGCAAACTGAGTTACTTGAGCCTGTGACTTGTAACGATTGATTTCTCTTACGTTACGTTGTAGACGATTGATTGCGTTCGACCATTCTTCCATGGCGTTACGAATCAGGAAGTCTTCGTCGTTGATGATTGTGACAGTCCATTCAGCGAATGTTCTATCTCCAGCCAACTTCATCTGACGACCAAAGTAATACACTGGGATCACGCCAAGGTCGGATCCAGGCAGCTGAGCTGCCTGGACCATGAAAGGAACCTTGAGATCACCGTTACCATTCGCAGGGTTCTGAATTTGAACCTGGAATAGATTTTGTCTTGCACCGCCGTAAGTTAACTGGCTTCTCATTTCATTGATATTAAAAGCCATTTTGCTTTCCTCCTAATTATCTTTATTTATTAGAACTGGCCAACGACTTCGTTGAATTCGACACCAGATCTTACGGCAACAAAGTTAAGCTGGATGTAATTGATCGACTTAGCTGGCTTGATATAGATATCACCAACAAAGCGATTGCTGTCAATTACTTCAGCAGTGTTGTTTGTCTCGTCGCAGACTACACGGAAATCGTAAATACCGCGGCGGCCTTGAACATCACGGAGGAATGGTTCAACCAGATTTCTAAACTGAGCGCGAGTGAATTCGTCGTTGAATTCAAACAGTGTCGAGTTCGAAGCCGTAGCAATTGTCTTCTCAAGGATAATAAACAGTCTGCGTACGTTGATACGATCAAAGGCGCTCGAGCGACCGAGTGCTGTCTTATCACCGAAGAGAACCGTACCCTGACCTGGGAATGTCACAACTGGATTGACGTCGCTCTTGTAAAGAAGATCGCGGTCATTCTTAGTTGGATTCCATGCCAGCTTAACAAGATTTCTCAGTTGACCACGAGTAAATCCTGCTGGTGAGAACCATGGGTCACGAAGGTCGTCAGAACGTGCTGTTAGACCTGCGATATCACCGTTCAGTGGAATGTAGCGATATACGTCGCTGTACTTGTCGTATTGATACTTATAGCCAGAGTCGATCACAGCATACGATGTGTTGCGTACCGAGTTACGGAATGCAACAACATTCGAAGCTTGCTGATTCTCTACACCGGTTCCAACTACGTCATTCTTATCTGGAGAGATGAATACCATGCAGTCCTTACGTTGTTCTGCAATGTTATCAATCAGATAGTTTGCAAGCTGGGCGTAGTTATCGCCTACCGTACCACGTGCCTTACCCTGAATGATCAGAGATACGTCTACCGAAGTAGGATCTGCAAAGAGATCATAAGCATTTGCAAGAGCACTTACTGGAATAGTCGACTCGGTCGTACCATCACGACCTTGTGTGAATGACTTGGTGTATGGTGTTGCTGCAGTCGATGGAGCAACACTCGCAGCGGTTGCAGAAGCTGCACCAGTACGATCACCGGTTGCCCATACATAACGCGAGTTATCATTGATTACAGTCTTATAGAATGCAGTTGTACCATCATCATTCTTAGCATCTGTCGAACGCGATAGGTTCTGATAAACTTCAAGAACAGTTCCTGGAGCTCCTGTGAACTTACCGTCTTCGTCAACTACGACAACACTGATCTGGTCTACTACAGATGCATTAGCATTTGTATTTGCTGCAGTCAGTGAAGTACCAGGTGCGGCAGACACGGTATTGAAGTATTCCCACTTACGAGCAAATGTAGCACCTGAGAAGTTCGCAGCGCGATTCCATGTTGATTCGAAAGTGATTGGGAAGAATACGTTTGTACCATCGTCAGCACGATCACCTACGCTTGCAACCTTCAGAGTCTGGAAACCGATTGATGTGTTACCAAGCTCAACAAAGTCACCAACGCTAATCAGTGCCTTCAGCGTGTCAACTGCTTGACGAACGTCTGTCAGTGTAGCAGCACCTCTGTTGATATTAACATTAGCTGTTGTGCTATTCACTGCGATTGTAAGAGCAGCAGAAGTGATACCAGTGATGTCATATGTTCCAATATCTAGGCCATATGTTTCACCGTTTGCTACGTCAACGCTTCTTGAATATTGTGCTACAGTGTCGCAAACAGAAACCTTCAGCGAGTTACCCAGTTCACCTGGATAGCGAGCAATGAATTCTGTGCCTGTAAACAAAGCATTTGAATAACCCTTTGTCTCAAAGTCATCGGCATTCTTCACCAATGTGTTTGCTGGGTGAATTGTCGAACTATTTGCAACGGCGTTGAATGCAAGAGTTGCATCAAAGAAGTTAACACCCTGAGCCGATACGATGGTTGAGTTACCAGTTGAAGCTGCAGATGAGAGAGTGATTCTTGTCACACCAGTTCTTGTAAGAGTGTGACCAGATTCATTGCCAACGGATCCCAGTGTGATTGGTGTATCACCATATGTAGCAGCAAGGTAGAAGCCACTTGAGTTTGCATTGCGAACATAATATGTCGTGTTATTTGCAAGACCGGTGACTGCTGTATTACCCACAGCAACAAGGTATTTTACTGGTTCGCCATTCACGAAGCTGTGTGATGCATTCGAAATGAATCCGTTTGCGGCAACACCCTGTGAGTTAGCAACAAATGTAGCTACAAGGTTTGAAGAGCTTACGCTTGAAACAGTAACGCCTTCTGGAATTCCAGAACCGGTTACAGCCATATCTGCTTGAACACCGGTTGAAGTACTGGCAGCGATGATGTACTGGTCGCCACGAAGACCGGCCGCGCCGAGAGCTGCAGTGTTACCAGAAGTAACAGCAGCACGAGAAACATACAGTGCGTTTCCATAGGCAAGGAAGTTTGCAGCCGAGAAAAATGTTTCGTAATTGTTATTTGTGGCCTTGCCATAACGGTTGGCAAGGGTAACTTCTGAATCTACTAGAATAAACTTTCCGACAGGACCCCAGCTAAAGTTACCAGCAATAGCACCAACAGTGGTAGCTAGTGCAGGAACCGTAGTAGTAAGATCAATCTCAGAAATATTGATTCCAGGGCTGACTTGAAACGCCATTGTAATCTCCCTTAGTCGAAGGTTTTATTTTGCGAACTTTGATAGTATTTATAACTTCGGCAAATTAGGAAAGATCGACGTAAAACTTGGGAGATTTTATGTTTAATCTTTTCCTCGCAGACTCTAAGTTCTCACTTAAAAGCTCGTCATAATTTTGTGATAATAAACACTCGGCTGCTTTGCCATTTTTGTATGCTTCATACATCATTCTCAGACCAATGAAGCTCACCCCATAAGCAAACAGAGTGTAGATACTAATAAGAAGCCAAGCTAAAGACTTGGTTTGAACATATGAAAACATTGTCAAGCACATCTCACCAGATCCAGTAGGAGGATATCCAGTAAGTATATGCCAGATGTCATGTGTGTCACGATATCTTCTTGCCATCCAACTGTATGGATGTTTTCCTTCAATCCATTCATCATTAGATTTTCTTCTGCTAATCTGCAAGAGCTTTGCTTGATCTGGAAACATATCATAGCATGCTCTTCCTACAGATCCTTCAGGTCTATTCTTTAGATCTAAGAGATAGTCTGATATCTCTTCGCGATTATAAATGATTTCACCGCCGAGTCTCGTCTTAAGCATCTTAGCATACGACCACTTAAGTGAAGGACCACTTGCATGGCGAACTACCTGAGCAATGAAGATCCTATTGTCACGATTATGAACAAAACCACGTTTTAGAGCATTAAACGTACGCTTCCAGTCAATATCATATTGATCCATACTAAAAGTTTCCTGCCAAGAATTCGTCTCGTGTAGCTACATTCTCAGAGCTCATAGACTCATTTATCATATTATCAAAGTCTTCATCGCCGGTATTCATGAACCCGAATGGTGACAACTCTTCTTCGAGCATCTTCTCATTTTGCTCATAGATCGACTTACGGATATCAAGATCGGTGATTTCTTTTAAGTAAGGCTGTGTTGTAAGCCAAGAGAAGAGAACACAGCACATTGCCATGTCGTCATTACCTTCTTCAGCTTCATAAGACTGATTACCCTTGAGACTATTCTTGAGCGAGAATCTTGTCAGCTCATAAATCGTGTCATAATCTACAATGATAAACTTGTCAGATTCTACGAGAGTCTTGAGTGTAGCACAGCCAATGCGCTTGACTTGCTTAGTTGTTTTTACACCTCGGTGAGTTGTAGTAGAGAAACCACCTGACAGACTTTGTCCAGATCTACCATTATTTGCAGTCACGAATACGCCTTCGTACTCTAAGTCATAGTGTAAGATGTCAGCAACCTGCTGGCCAATGTCATTTGTTTCCACGAGAACAAGGGCGTTATTGTATTTCTTTGCAACCTCATAGATCACATTAGGATAAATGAGAGGGCTGAGTAAGTTATTTCTAAATGTGGCTACCTGACGATAAGGTAAGCTATTTACGTTTACGACAATGAAGGCGGAGTAGTCAGCACCAGCTCCTCTCGACGTGTCGACAACGATTGTGTAGATCTCACCTTCTTTTGGTTCCTCATACACCTTGAGACCGGAGTTGGTCGTGTGAAGAGGCTGCTTATAGACCATGTTACGAAGCTTGCTTGGATGGATCAGAGTGTTCGATGAACCGAGGAACTCGCACTCGTATTCTTGTCTGAACTGATCTTCAGAGGTGTTCGAGATCGTCTCTTCTTTCCATGCCTCGTCGCGGCCAGGAATCTGTGACCAGTGAACGTCGACACGAGCGTATGCATTGCGACCTTCTTCTGACTCTGTCCAAATACGGTAGAACATGTTCATACCGTTCGGTGTCGAGGTGATCAGAACCTTCGAACTTTGACCGGATGAAATGGTAGGATAGACCGACGCGAAGAACTCATCCTGAATGTTGGTGGGTACGAACGCAAACTCGTCTAGGTAGACCATGTTCTGAGAAGTACCACGGATGGCGGAAGAAGACGTAGCAGACGCAAGGATTTCAGATCCATTCTCGAGCTTAATGTTACCTTTGTTCCATTCGGTGACTCCCATCTGGAGCCACTTTGGAAGGTGTTCGAACATGAGCTGAATACGACCAAGAATTTCACGAGCCTGTCTGTCCTTGTTGGCAAGAATAGCGATCGAGTATTCTTCGTTGAAGAGGATCTTCCACAACAGATAAGCAGCAACGGTTGTCGTCTTACCCACCTGACGAGGCATCTTACAGATAACGAAACGATTCTCTTCGAAAGATAAGATCATTTCCTTCTGGAAGTCCCAGAGCGGGAACATGATCAGACCTTTGTCGATGTTGACGATCTTACAGTAGTTGAGGATAAAGTAGATCGGATCCTCAGAACACTTGATATACTCAGCAACTTGCTCTGGAGTATACTCTACTTTTGCATCGGCTCTTTTAAGTCTAGGATTACCTAGATAGAATTCACTGCTCATCTGTCTTGTGCTGCTTTAAATATTTCTGCAACTCAGCTGTAGATCCAACAAACAGATTGTTCGTGACTTGCTGAGGAGATGCTGACGGATCTTCTTCGAGAATCTTTTTCTTCTTTGCTTGCAAGTCAAGTAGGTCTTTACTCGCTCCAACCATTGTGTTCATCATCGTGGCAAGAACTTCATAAGCTCTTGGGTGTTGACTCTGGCGAGCTACGTCCATAAGATCAAAGAGGGCTTCTTGTCCCTTATTGATAACGTCCATTAGGTTTTCACGAGCAAACTCAAAGTCTGCGTTGACCTGAGTTGTTTTCTTCTGCTCAATAACAGCCGGCAATCCGGCACCTGTAAATTTGTCAATGTTACTCATTAGATGTTCTCTGTAAATTCAGTAATAAATCCATAGTTGTCAGTTGACTTGATTTCGAGATAATCAATCGACTCAGCCGCAACACTTGTTGGTTGGCCGTTTGCAGTAAGTCCTGGCTTAACAGATATTTGTATAGTGTTTGCGGTGTTAAGTGTATTAGCTGTATCTATATTGTCAGTAACTTTGAGATTTGATTCTACCCACTTAATCAGACCAGACTTCTTCGTTGGTCCATATAGATATGCTTTCATAGTAAAGTTGAGCGTCCAGATGATAGCACGTCTCTGAGTAAAGTCACCTTCATAGCTATCTTCGACATTCACGTCATTTAATACAATAGGAATATCTCTTGGGCCTTCAACTTCTGGTACAAGATTAACTGACGCTGTCCAGTCTGGAGTAAAGTATGGAAGGATCTGCTCGACGATACGAGTTCCATCTTCGGCGTTCTTTACTAGGATTGACATCTGGAAGTTGATGTTATACGGAACCGGCGAGTACTGATACTTTGTTACGTCATCCGAGGATGCGTTAGACTGTCTTGCTATTCTATTCAAAGTATTTAACTTACGAGTTGGATCATATTCAAATGAAACCATCTCAAATGTAATTCTTGGAACTACAATAGCAACCTGATTATCAAGTGTTGGGTTACCTTCAAGTCTCGCTAAGTATTTTTCTTTAGGACCATATGACAATGGGACACGAAGCGTCTGTACTTTCTCGCCAGCCGAGTTGGTGCGAGTGATATAGATGTCATTGAATATCGTTCCAAACAGGATTACGTACTTACGTAGTACGTCATGACTCCAGGTTCTTCCAAACATTAGACGACTCCCTCACTAAACGGATCGATTTGGGTCCAGTCGAGAATAGAGTCGCCTTCTATTTCAAACTCGGTGTTATCTTCATATGGGTCACGCGCTTGAGTCTCAAAGTCATATCCAGAGAACTGAATTGGATTAAGATCTTGATCAACGATACGGAATCCATCTGAAGTAAGAAGATCATAGAGAGACAGATTGAGACTGAGTTCGCGCTCAATATTGTCAATTGCTGCGATACCGGTGTTGAGTCTCTCTGAACTATATTCGTACATCTCACAGACGAGATCGTACATTTGAATCGCGCCCATTTGATAGAAGACTGGATTCTTGTTTACATACTTAATAATCCATATACGATCTAACATAGGTATGTAAATGAGATCGCCTTCTTGTGGCCTATCAAGCATAGCAGGTCCGCCAATCTCATTCATGAAATTACGAACAGAGATAGTCAGAGTCATCTGATCACGAATCTCAAGATTGAACTTAGATAAGAATTGCCCGTCACCTTCATAGCTATCTACGTTCTTAATGTAGATATCAACGTAATATGCCGAGTTATATTCTGACAGAGTGTCTTCACCATAGATATCATCTTTGGCGACAAGAGTACGTGGACAATAGTACACGTCATGACCATAGATCTTAATAGACTCAAACACCAGGTCTTCTATTAAGAGCTGCTCTTGGCTATTGCTAAAATTGTTAAAATAAAAGTTGGTTGTCATCCAATCATGTCCAGAACAGGAAGACTGTAAGATGAAATCATTTCTTCTTCCATCTTTTGAATCTCGGCTACGGCGTCATCATAAATCTTTTCACCGTTGAACTGTACACCACCTGGAAGTGTCATGCC